TGCCTACGGGCCAGAACGATCTAAACCGCTCAACGCAGCATAGTCTTCAGTTAGACTGTCAAGCTGGCGTTGGTCTTCCAGGCTATAGCCAAGAGGATGTCAATGCTATTATTTACATTTATGATCGCGCTGGCGATTACATTCTTGACCGCGCTGGGTCTGCTTTAAAAATCCGTGATTACGCTCAATACACCATAACCATCGGCGCAGACCCGCAGGTTATGCTGCGCTGGTCGGACGATGGTGGTCACACATGGTCGAATGAGCATTGGAAGTCTATGGGCAAGATTGGTCAAACCGGCTATCGCACGATCTGGCGACGGCTTGGCATGACAATGAAACTCCGCGATAGGGTTTACGAAATATCGGGCACTGATCCTGTTCAGATCGCCATCATGGGCGCTGAATTGCATGTGAGTCCGACTAATGCCTAGTCAGTTTTATAACGATACTCAGATCCCGGCGGCTCGCGTTCAAATGAACGACCCGTCTAATGATTACGTTAATCGGCCTTGGTATCGGTTCTTTTATAATCTTTTCATACTGTTAGGTAGTGGATCGCTGCGCTACGGCACTTTTTTTGACACGACTGACCAGACGGCAGCGGCTATTAACACTGGCTACCCAATTACCTTTAACAACACTGACTTATCAGAAGGCGTTTATCTGGGCACACCTACGTCACGCATATACGTGAACAGACCCGGAGCATATAACTTTCAGTTTTCGCTTCAGCTTGTTAGCACCAACGCCAGCGCGCATTTAGTTTATATCTGGGCGCGCATAAATGGCACTGATGTCGCTGATTCTGCCACAAAACTTACTATGAAAGGCGGCGGCGAAGCCGCTGTTGCTGCATGGAATTTCGTGCTAAGAATGGACACGAATGACTATTTTGAACTGGTATGGGCCACTGATGACACAGATGTGCGAATTGACGCCTCTACCGCTACCGCTTTCTGTCCTGCTATTCCTTCGGTTATTATGACCGTAACTTGTAATATAGGTGAATAATGGCCGTCGTATCGCCCACCGCTAAAGCTCAATTTATTGACGCCGCAGGCATACCGCTCGCAGGCGGCTTTTTATATACTTACGAAGCGGGCACGACCATACCGCAAGCGACTTATACGGATTCGGCAGCATCAACGCCTAATAGTAACCCTATTGTGTTAGACTCGCGGGGTGAAGCCAATATTTGGCTGTCTTCAGCTAACTATAAGTTCAAGTTAACGGACGCTAACGGCACTGAGATTTGGACGGTCGATAACATCGCCGCGCCTTCAACAGCGCTGTCGCCAGTCTTTTCCAGTAACGTTACGATCTCGGCTAACACTTCTGGCCCCGCGCTTCTTATTACGCAGACAGGTGCAGGCGCGGCGATCAGAGTTCAAGATTCTGCCGATCCTGACGCATCGCCGTTTGTCGTTGATACAGATGGCAACGTAGGTATTGGCACCGCGACGCCTGCTAATGCTATTGACGTGGCTGGCGGCGCTATTCAGATCTCGACATCCGGCGGCACGGCTAGAACGGTTATGTCAGCGGATGCTACGGACTCCATATTTTCTGTTAATGATGATCGTAACTTTACGGTCAAGACTAATGCGGCGACCCGTTTGACAATCAATTCAACAAATGCCACGTCTACTGTCCCTGTAGTATTACCTGGCGTTCCTACAACGGCGCTTCAGGCTGCGACTAAATCTTACGTTGATACGGTCACGCCGCCAGGATCATTAATGGCTTACGCTGCGTCTACAGCGCCTAGCGGCTGGTTGCTCTGCGACGGCTCGGCGGTATCCCGCACGACATACGCGACACTCTTTGCCGCTATTAGCACGACTTGGGGAACGGGTGACGGCTCTACAACATTCAATGTGCCGGATCTTCGCGGTCAGTTTCTGCGCGGTTTTGATAGCCGCTCAACAGCGACTAGCCAAGATACAACTACTTTTACGGGAACTACGACTAACGGCAGCGCAACTATTTCGGGTATTAGCTCTACTGTAACGGCATTTCTTGCTGCAACTACACCGATCAGCGGCACTGGTATTCCTACAGGCGCAACAATTTCGACTGTTTCATCAACGTCGATCACGATTTCAGCAAATGCTACCGCGTCCGGCACAATTACAATAACTGTTGGCCGCGCGTTTGCCAGCGCGCAAAATGACTTTTATGAGAATCATAGCCACACAGCTACAGATAGCGGCCACGCGCATACTATCCCAGGTAATGTTACTGCTGGCGCTTCAGGCATTCAAACAGGTTCTGGGGTTACATACGGAGCTGCGTCCACAACCACGGGAAATGCTGTTATCACAGTAGCTACTTCCACGACAGGTAACGTCGAAACTCGGCCTAAGAACTATGCCGTGCTATACATCATCAAGACCTAGTATTATAGTGAGGCATTATGGATCCGTTCACACTAGCCCTTTTAGGCGGCTCTGCTTTAGCCTCTGGCGGCTTAAGCTACATGGGGTCGCAGCGTGCAGCCGGAGCGCAAAGCGCTGCCGCGCAGCAATCGGGCATGCTTGGCCTCATCGCACAGCAACAGGCGCAGGAACAAGCTCGGCAAATGGCCGAACAAGGCGCAGCGGCTGGGCGTGAATTTTACGGCAAAGGTCGTGAGGATCTATTAGCTCAAGGTCGCACAGGCGCAGAGACGGCGCGTGAGTTCTACGGCCAGGGCGTAGGCTTTCAAGAGCCTTACATGGGCGCAGGCGCTGGAGCTACAAATCAGCTCGCGCAGCTCTTTGGTCAAGGTGGCGCATATACGCAACAGCCGACCTATGAACAGCTTCAAATGGATCCTGGCTATGCGTTCAGGTTCCAGCAAGGCCAGCAAGCGATGACTAACGCCGCCCGTGCAGGCGGTTTAGCTGGATCTGGTGGCGCTCTTAAAGCAGCTACACGCTTTGGCCAAGAGGCAGGAAGCCAAGAATATACCAACGCCTATAACCGCTTTATGGCTAACCGCGCAGCGGCGACACAAGGTCTTCAGAATCTTGCAGGAACGGGCGCAGGCGCAGCTCAGACAGCAACAGGTCTAGCTGGTAGTGTCGGTAACGCCCTGTCTGGCAATCAGTTTAACCTTGGCTCTAATCTTGGCACAATGGCCTCTAATGCTGGCGGAACGGTCGCAGGCGCTTACACAGGCGCTATCCCAACAATGGCGGCGCTCACGTCAGCTAATCCTTACGGGCAGGCGATGGAGAATGTCGGACAAGCTAGAGCATCTGGCTATGTCGGCGGCGCATCAGCACTTGGTAACGCATTAAACAGCGGTATGGGTAATGCGCTGGCGTATAACATGATGAGCAATATGTATCCAAGCGGCAATTATCAATTTGGCGGACAGAACGTTCCTTATTTTAATAGGTGATTTAGATGCCCGTTGATTACACAATAGCTGCGCGCGGCGCACAGGCTAATGCAGCTCCTGACTTTGCGAATATGCTGGCTCAGTATCAGATGATGGGCGCTCGCGCACAGCAAAATCAATTGGCGCAAATGCAGATGCAAAAATTGCAGCAAGAGCAAGATCAGCAAAATGCTCTGCGCGGCGTATTAAGTGGGCAGAATTTTAATCTTATGTCTCAACAAGGCGTAAGAGATATTGCGCGGTATAATCCTGAGTTAGCTATTCAGTTGTCTAATGCTTTGCGTGGGCAGCAACATTATGGCGCATTGGAAAGCCAAGCGGCTCAAGAGCTTGCGATGAAAAGACCAGTATACAGCGCGCAAGTTGAAAAAGAGCTTGCTCAAGGCAGTAAAGCCGCGCTTGAGCGCGATGCTGACTTGTTGCGAAACCAAGAAGTCAAGGGCGCTAAAATTGTTATGGCCGACGGTAAAGGCTATGACGCTTGGTATTCTGGCTTGCCTAATGATTTAAAGTCTGTTCTGCCGCCTAAATATGACGAACAATCGCTAACTAATTTTGTTACACAGATGGCGACAATCCAAGACAATCTAAAGTCGCACATTCAAGGAATTAAAGAAGGCGAAACGCCAGTCGTTGTCAAACCTGGCCTTGGCGGCGCAGCACCAACAATGCAGAAAGTTCAAGAAGCGCCGACTATCGGGCGTAATCTTGGGCCTGCGGGTATGGAATTAACGCCTGAAGCTAGAGCTATTCAGGATACGATGGCGACTGAACAAAATATTATGCGTTCAGCCCCAGCGGGGCGGGAGAAAGAAGCGCTTGGCAAGTATCGCTTTAGCAATACGCTTAAGGATATGGGGTCTACCTTTATTGATTTGGCTAAAGCTAAAGGCATTGTTGTCCCAGGCGAAACGCAAGGCGAGACTTTTGAGGCTCTGGCTAATAAATCTAAGCTGGGCCAAGTATTTGGTAAACTGGATGCGAGCGAGCGTTTGGCGCTTGTCGATCAGTTGAAATCGCTCGTTACAACTGCGGTGCCTCAGTTCGCTGCGGCGGCGGGGCTTCAAAGTAAAAACTTTGACTCGGAAAAAGAAGGCCAGCGGCTTATGGGCGCGTTGGCTGACCCAGACAATGTTGCTAACATCAGTAGCGCGTTTGGTATTCTTAACAATCTGAACAAACAATTTGGATCGGGCGCTCAGTTATTTGAGCCAAAGAAAGAAATTGGCGGCATTATAGGCGCGCGGCGCGGTACAGAGCAAAAACCAAGCGGTGAAATTGATTTTGGAGCGCTGAAATAATGGACGTTCGGCTTCCTGACGGCACCCTTATTAAGAATGTTCCTGAAGGAACGACAAAAGCCCAGCTTACAGAAAAGCTGAGAGCTAATGGCTATGACGTTAGCGCGCTTGAAGAAAAACCGTCTGGATTTGCTGATACAACGTCAGGTAAGGTTCTCGGCTATTTAAGCGAAGCCGCTGGCAACGTTCCGGCGGATGTTATGAATATAGCGCAAGGCGCGTATAATGTAGCGACAGATCCGCTACAGGCGCTTCAAGGCGTCGCTGAAGCTGTTGGCAGTCCATTACAGACTAGCGCTCAATTATTAGGCGGGGCGTATCAAGTTGCGCGCCACCCATTTGAATCCTTCAAGCAAGCGCCTGTATCTACGTTACTAGGCGCAACTGCCGCAAGAGGACTTGCGTCGCCTTTTATGGCTGGCGCGACTAACGTCGCCAACGTAGCGACGCCTATAGTTCGCAATATGATGAACCCCAAAGCGCAAATGTATGGTGAGGCTTTTGGCGCGCAAATGCCAGAGGCTATGAACGCATTAGCCGCTGCAAAGCCTGGAATGACTTCGGCACAAGCGCTTGCAGATATAAACGCTCCCGCTATTCAAGCTATCGGCGAAAAAGTTACCCAGCAAGTGCCACAACAAGCGCGTGCGGTTCAGCAAGCGCAAGAAGCCCAACGCGCTGCGGCTATTGGTCAGATCGCCGGAACGCCAGAAGAACTGGCGGCAGCTAAAGCCGCTAGAGATGCTGAAGCAGCATTAAATTATAATAGAGCTTTTAAACAAGTTATGACAGAAACACCTGAATTGACGTCTATTATGGACAGACCGTCAATGGAAAAAGCGTTTGGACGCGCGGCTCAAATAGCCGAAGAACGTGGGCAGGCTTTTCAAATAGGTAAAACTAAACCCGCTGAGATCACAGAATCTAAAATATTAGATGAATTTGGTCGACCAGTTCAAAAAGTAACGCCTGCCGAAATAGCAAAATATCCTGTTCAAAGCCTGCATTATGTGAAGATGGCGCTGGATGATATGGTTCGCAGTCCAAAGGATTTTGGAATTGGCGCGGCTGAAGTTTCAGCTATACGAGATACCCGTAAAGAATTTATATCTCAGCTAGAAAATAACGCAAACTATTCAAAAGCGCGTATGCAATATGCCGCGCAAAGCGTTCCGATCAATAAAATGCAGATTGCGCAAGAGCTACAAAAGTCATTGACTGCGCCATTGACGGGTGAAACGACGCGCGGTGCTATGTTTGCGCGCGCCGCTGAAGAAGCGCCAAAGACAATTAAGCGCGCTACAGGTCAAGAGTTCTATAGCAAGCTCGAAGATGTATTAAGTTCTGACGAAATGAAAGTTGTGAATGATGTCCGCGATGAGTTCCGGCGCACACAATTAGCCAAAGATCAAGCTAAACTAGCTAAGTCTTCAGTAGAAGATCTGGCGTCAACGCAGCTTGGGCCTATCACGCATTTGAACTTATTGAACCGCGTTTGGACGATTGCGAACACAGTAATCAAACGGTCGCTTGGTAAGATAGATCAGAAGCTGGCTACACAGATTGGTATGGAGATGTTAGATCCTGCCGAAATGCAAAAAGCGCTAAAAGCAGCGCAAGAGTATAACGCTAAAACAGAAGCGTTATCAAAACGTAAACCACGTCAAGTAGCGCCGCCAATTATATCTGGGGCAGTTACTTTTCAAAATGCTTTGAGTCCGCAACAGAATCAAAATGCGATGGCGAGATGACACCAATGGCTGAATATCAAGTGTTTTTTGATGTGGCCGTTGGCGTGATCGGCGTCCTGGGCGGATGGGTATTGAATACCGTCTGGGGCGCTGTCAAAGATTTGCAAGCCGCCGATAAAGAACTGGCCGAAAAGGTTGGTGAGATCGAGGTGCTTGTTGCTGGGCGCTACGTCACCCGCGACGAGTTCAACACGACACTTAGCCAAGTGTTCGTCAAGCTCGACACCATCAGAGACATCGTTAGCCATAAGGCAGATAGATGAAAGAGAACTACGCGCAAGCTCTCAAACAAGTTCTTAAATATGAGGGCGGCTACGTTGACCACCCAAAAGATCCAGGCGGCCCGACGAATAAGGGCGTTACGCAAGCAGTCTATGATACTTGGCGCAAGTCGCAGAATCTCCCGACGCAAAGCGTGCGCGCTATTGCTGATTCGGAAGTTGCGGCGATTTACAAGAACCTCTATTGGGATCGTGTTTCTGGAGATAATTTGCCCGACGGTGTTGATTTTGCTGTGTTCGACTTTGCTGTCAATTCAGGCGTAAGCCGCGCAGCTAAAACCTTGCAAGCCGTTGTTGGCGTAACACAAGACGGCGTGATCGGCCCTGCTACTATTCAAGCCACTAAAACCTACGTTGCTATGGCCGTCACGAACAAACGGCTGGCGTTTATGCAGTCGCTGTCGATCTGGTCTACGTTTGGCAAAGGCTGGTCTGCGCGTATCGCAGACGTTAAAGCGCAGATCGTAGCGCTATGCGGATAATTTTATTTTGTCTTTTATTGTCTGGCTGCGCGCCGGCCAAATATATTTTCCATTGTACAGTCACTCAACCAAGGAACTGTAACTGATGCTTAAGAATTGGAAAACTTCTATCCCAGGAATCCTTACTCTTGTAGGCGTTCTTTTCAACGCTTGGCAAACTAAAACGCTTGACTGGCCTTCTTTGCAAGCTGCGTTGATTGCTATCGGTCTTATCGGCGCTAAAGACTTTAACGTCACGGGCGCATGACAACTGCTATCTTAATTGGCCTATTTTTAACGGTGCTCTACGGCGGCGTTAAAATGTTAATCGCTGATGCTTATGATCGTGGGCGGCGCGAGGAAGTCGTGCGTCGCATGGATCTTGCAGCTAAGTTAAAAGAAAGACAGACCAATGTCGTTATGGCCCCTAAAACCGTGGACGATACTGCTACTGATCTCGACAACGGCACTTTCTAGCTGCCAGACAGTCAGGGAAGGGTCATGCCCTCCCCTGGCTCAGTACTCAGTCGCTCAACAGCGCGCTGTTGCCACTGAACTGCGGCGGCTCCGTGGAACCGAAACGGCTCAGTTTATCATCGATTACGGCAAGCTCCGCGCGGCGTGTAGGCTTTAGCGGCTCGGTCTTAGCTGGTCTTAGCTCAGTCCGCTTCTTGTATCCGATGTTCGCGCCGGTATCAGCTTTCTGCGCTATGTAGTCCGCAGCAAACTGCGCTGCAAACGCTTCATAGTTCATAGCGTCTACGCGGCTATCAAGATGCGTAGGGTCATTAAACGCCCGCGCATTCTTAACGCAAACCATAATAATCGCCACTTCAAACGGATGAATGTCGCGCCCCAATCGCAACGATGCCAAGTCCGCTATAAGCTGGAAATTATTCTCGATGCCGCCATACGTCTCGCCGCGCTCGGCGATGATATCAGCGGCCTGTCTTAGAAGATCGGTAGGTGTATGCATCTTTCAACAATTCCTCTCTTTCGCGCAACACTCGCAGAATGTTGTAGCGTTGATGCAAGCGGGTCATAATAAAAGCGCGCCGCCCATTCGCGCGTTCATCCTGAAGCAGATCGTAAATCTCCTTCTCGGATAAATCGGGTAATTTTTCATTCAGTTCATGCCAGTGCATAATTCCTCCAACGCCAGTTCGGACATGGAGCGCTTGTCTCTCAGCGCGGTTTGGATCTTTTCATCGATGGTGTTAGCACAAATAATATTGTAACACCAGACATCTTTTGTTTGCCCGCTGCGATGCAAGCGCCCGATGGTTTGCTCATACAATTCTAGCGACCACGGCAGCGACAGAAAGATGATCTTGTTGCCGCCATGCTGCAGGTTTAGCCCATGACCGGCAGATTTAGGATGTATCGCTAATAGCTCTGTTTCGCCTCTGTTCCACTTGTCCACAGCCTGTGGATCGTCCATAGTGGAGAGTTTCGGAAATAATTCTCGTAACTTAGCAAGCTCTTCTTTGTAGTTATACACAAGCAGCGTGTTGTCGTGTTGGTTCTCTTCAAGCACTTCTTTTAATAAATCAAACTTATGCGAAGCTAACCACTCCGCGCCTTCAAGACCGTATATAAACCCGCTCGCAAGTTGTTGAAGCTTCTGCGTTACGACCGCCGCTGTCGGCGCTGTGATGGTCTGCCCCAGCTCTAGGACAAACTCCCGCTTCATCTTGTTGTATGGCTCCATGTCCATTGTACAACGCATGTCAACGACGTGCAGCTCCGGCAGCTTGTCCTTATACTCGCCGGCCTCTAACACATATGTCGCTGGTTTAATGGTCGCCATCACGTTCGGCAGCGCATTAGGCAACGGCACCCATTGCTGATATTCGCGGTTTAAGCAGTAAAAATACTGTTGCAGGAACGCGCCTTTGCTACGGCCTAACAGCTTCTGGTCAACGACCTTGCACTGGCCGAACACGTCTTCCAAGCCGTTAGACGTAAACGAACCAGTCAAGCCCCAGCGTATGTGGAAGTTGCCAAGGATCTTTAACAGGTGTTTAAAACGCTTGCCGCTTGGATTTTTAAGCCGCGTCAGCTCATCGAAGACAACAGCGTCAAAGCCGGTGGGATCTATGGATGGGATATTGTCATAGTTAGTCACGACTACATCTGCTGCGCTCTCAAACGCTTCCCGGCGCTGCGCTGGCGTGCCAACAGCTACAGCGATGGGCATTTCAGGTGCCCACTTTGGCCCCTCCACAGGCCACACGTCGGTGCAGACGCGCTTGGGCGCGAGCACTAACCAGCGCTGCACAAAGCCCTTTTCAAGCATATCGCGCATAGCGGTTAATGTTATTGCTGTCTTTCCCGCGCCTACTGGCGCAAGGATCATGGCGCGGTCTTTACAAAACAAAAAATCCGCTGCCTCATCCTGATATGGTCTAAGTCCCATGGCGTTCCGTAAAACCTTTCAATTCTTTAATAATATTTTGCCGAAACTGTATTGCGGATTGTCGCGCGGTATCTTCGCCTAATTTTTCTATGTTAAACCATTTATTATGGTTTACGCCGTTATTATCAGTCCATATTGACACCCAATATTTGGCCCCTTTATGTAAGGTTCTTTTTACGCCGACCATGCCGCTAGTGTTATCTTTACGTCTTTTTGCATTACGCTGATTTAAACTGTGCGATACATCGCGTAAATTTTCGATACGGTTATCATCGCGTGTGCCATTTATGTGATCTATTTCATTCTTAGGCCAATCGCCGTAAACAAAAAACCATGCTAATCTATGAGCCAAATACATTTTTCCGTTTATTTTTATCCGGCGATATTGATCGTAAGTAGTTACAGATCCTGCGATGTCGCCTACGCGCTTGTTTCCTGTCTTTACTTTCCAATAAAATTGCCCCGTGTCTAAATCATAATATAGTTTATCTCTCATCGCTTCTCTCCACAGCCCAGCGATCGATTTGTTCACGATTCCACAGACATGCGTAGCGCTGGTTCATACGCTTCATGTCTTGTGCAAACACTTTCTGAAGCGCCGACAACTTGCCGCCGCTCGTTTTCAATTCGATGAACCACGTCTCGCCATTTGGTAAACAGACAATCCTGTCTGACACCCCGCGATGTGATAGCGAATTGAATTTGTAGGCTTCTCCGTCCATAGCGCGGACGGTTTTAACCAAATATTTCTCAATTTCTGATTCGTTCATAAAAAAGTTATTGCATAAACAAAAAAAGTTGTCTAGTGTGATTCGCATAAGGGAGACATTAAATGGCACATTCTACTATCGTCGGGGGTTCTTCAGCAAAGCGCGTTATTAATTGCCCTGGCAGTGTTGCATTAGTTACCAAAGTTCCGCCCAAGCCATCGTCATCATACGCTGAAGAAGGCACGTTCCTGCATGAATGCATGGAGCGTATACTCAACGGCGAATCAATTGATACGTTTAAAGACGCGACTGAGGAACAGATCAATGAGAAATTACGGCCTGCATTCGCGGCGCTCGATGAGATCGATCCAGACGGAAAGCTTGAGTTTCAGACCGAAGTTTACGTCGCGTTTCCTGAACCATTGCAGGAAGTATTCGGGTCTTGCGACGTTGTGGGGCGTCGCGGCGATACTGCTATTATTCTTGACTGGAAGTTCGGCAGCGGCGTCTGGGTTGACGCAGAAGAAAACGATCAGCTCATGTTCTACGCAGCCGCAGCTATGCACACAGAAAGCTGCCGCTGGGCCTTTGAAGGCGTCAGCAAAATCGAATGTATCATTGTCCAGCCCCCTTACGTCAAAGTCTGGCAAACAACCCCAGGACGAATCAAAAACTTTGAGCGTGAATTGGTGCGTGCTATTCATTCTGCCATGCGTGAAGACGCCCCTCTAAAGAAGGGTGATCATTGTCGCTGGTGCGCTGCTAAAGCCATCTGTCCTTTGATGAATGGCGAAGCTAAACGCGCCGTAAAGACACAACTCGATAACCTGCCGGATCTTTCAGATGCTCTTAAACTTGCTGATTTACTTGAGCCGTGGATTAAGGATGTGCGAGACCTTGCTCTTCGCGCTATGGAAGAAGGAAAAGAAATCGCAGATTTTAAACTGGTCTCAAAACGAGCAACACGCCAATGGGTTGATGCTGAAGGAGCGCGAGAAGCTCTTGAGCAAATGGGACTGGATATGTCGGAATTGATGGAGACTAAGCTCTTATCGGTAGCGCAAGCGGAAAAGGTGTTGAAAAAGCACAAGCTCGCTTTACCGAAAGATCATGTTGTGTCCATCTCATCGGGCAACACAATCGCGCCAAGGACTGATCCAAGGCCGGCTGTGTCGCAACTCGGCCAGGATCTTCTGGCTTTTAGCAAAATGGAAAGATGACAAAATGACAGACTTTGCAAACTTACCTGCGGTAGCCGATTTAGCATCAGCTCTCGAAAAGTTCTCAGCGGGTTCTACGCTGGGCGCTAGAGAGGTGTATCTAAAGATGGATAAAACAGGTCATTGGGTCTATGGCGCTGATCAGACAGAGATCGAGCCTGACTCACTGTGGGCTATCAACCCATTCTCTTTTGTTGAGGGTTACGTTTGCTGGGGCGCGCAAAATACGCCTAGCATGGGTAAACTCCTCGGCGAAGTAATGGTGCCGCTAGGTAAAGATAGGCCCGCGATGCCTGAAGATATTCCTGACTCTAACGGCTGGGAAGAACAGGTAGGTATATCGCTACAATGCATCAGCGGTAATGATAAAGGATTGGTGGCGCGCTATTCTACTAAAACTAAAGGCGGTGTGCCTGAAGTAAAGCGCATAGCGTATGAGATTGGTATGAACTACAAAACAAATCCATCTCATCCCGTGCCAGTCGTTAAGTTAAAAAGCTCACATTACAATCACACTGGAGGCTATGGACGCATATATAACCCAGTGATCGAGATCGTTAAGTTCGTGAGCAACGATAAAGAGCCTACGGTCGAAGAGGTAGCGGAAGCTCCAGTTCGTCGTCGCAGAGGTTAATGAGTCGGGGCGCGTAAAGCGCCCCTTCTTATCTCAGGAGAAATCAAATGTTGTTTGTGCCTGCCTATTGGCCGTTCTTTAAGAGCGGCGAACTGAGACGCTTTGACTATACCGCACCCGACACGCCGTCGTTTACGTCTGTGTTTAGTTACGACAAAGGCTCTGACTCTATGTTGTATAACAACTACGACAGCGCCGGGACGTGGTTGAACAAATGGTATTATCAATACCGCACAGGCTTTGGCGTCGCCGAGTGGCGCGATGATTATCCAGGCAATAAGAAAGTAGTTTTATCGCCGCCTATTGGCTGGGGCGAGTTCCAAGAAGTCGGATCGGATTACATCAACTATCCTAAGTTCGATTTCTTTAAATGCTGGCCCCCTGCCGCAAGCAAGGGCGTGCAGATCGTACATTTTGAAGAGCAAATATCACAGATGAACGTCTTGGGCGTGTATTACCAAGACGTTATCAAGTTCAGCTATTTGCAAGGTTGGAATGGCAAGGCAGCAACAGGCGCGCGTTACTGGATGGCGCTCGGCGTTGGGCCGATCAAGACGCAGTTCTTAACGCAGGACGCGAAAGATCCCACCAAGATCACGGAAACGATCATGTGGGAGGCCAAGGTGACTAAATATGAGTGACATATACATTGAACGGCTTCAGCGAATGCTGGATGAAAAAGATCGCCAGCTACAAGCTTTGCGCAACTCAGTTGAGATATACGCTAAAGAGCGATCTGACTTGGTTGAATGCTTAAAATATTTTGTGTCTGACAAATATGAGATGCCTCTACCGAAGGCGATCCAGCGCGCCAAAGCTGTCCTTGAAGGGAAGGGCCTGTGACTGATCTATCGCTACTTGAAAAGCTGCAAATTGCCCATGTCACAACGGGACAGAAAATGTTTAAGGAGGCGTCTGACGCTATTGAGGCGCAAGGAAAGAGGATTGAGGAATTGGAGAAAGAAATAAATTGTTGGCACGAAGCGGCTAATTGGCCTGAGAAGTCACCGTCACAATTACGCAGCCGTATCGCTGAACTAGAAGCGGCAATGCGGGAAATTTACGAGGTTTATGCTGGCAGCGAAGGGTTTATTCCTGAGACGTGTGCAGAGGGCTATCAGCAGCAGTTAATTAAAGAGATGGCCGACATTGCCGCCAGACATATGCGGAAGGGAAAGAGATGACTGACATTGTAGAACGGCTGCGAGAAGGCGAAGGCGTGGATGGGTGGTGGTTTAGGGCCGAGGCCGCCAATGAGATTGAACGCCTTCGCGCTGAAAATGAAATGCTTAAAAGCAATCTTCCAGCTAGAGCGGCGACACGCGGTTTGGCTGAGCAGCATAACGAAATCACCATCCTCCACGCTGAAAATGAGAAGCTGCGTGATGCGTTGATCGATGCAGCCGGAGAGTTACAACACGCTTATATAATGGGATTTACTGAGCGTTATAGATACGCAGCTAGAGCAGCCCGTAACGCTGTCGCCGCTATTCGGGAGAGAAGGAATGAGTGACGTTTTCTGGTGGATAGTCGTTGCACCGTTCATTGCCGCAACGGCGGTTATGGTTGTTGTGGCGCTAATTTTTATATTTGCGCTTGCCTATACGACATATGATGTGTGGAGGAATGGATGAGTGACGAAGAAACACGACTAAAGCAACTGATGGGCGATCTACTATTCACCATTAAAGAATACTCAGAGAAAAATGAGAGGCCAGATGAAATACTTTTTGTTCTTGACCGTATTACTGCCGCTTATCGCGCAGCCTTTGAAAGCGCAGGAAGTGGAGACCTTCACTGAGATGAACTATGGCGAGCAGACTTTCATCTACGACCGCAACGGGCGCATGGTCGCTGCGGGCGTAGGCGATGAGTATGGCATGTATTACAGCAACCGCTACGGCCAGACTATCGGCACAAGATATGACGCGCCAAAATGATCTGGCTTGATTTCGAAACGCGCAGCGAGTGCGATCTGAAGGTGGCGGGCGTATATAACTACGCTCGTCATCCCACAACAGAAGTGTTGTGTATGTCCTACGCATGCAACGACGAGCCTGTGCAGACGTGGCGTCCAGGCGAGCCGTTCCCACGTTTGACCGGTCAGATCCGCGCGCATAACGCAGCGTTTGAGCGTCTGATCTTCTGGCATGTGTTAGACAAACAGATCCCGTTGGAGCAGTTCTACTGCACCGCGTCGCAAGCGAGAGCGAACTGTGCGCCAGGAAGCTTGGAAGACATGGCGCGCTTTGCCGGCTCAGACATGCGGAAAGATCATCGAGGCAATTATCTCGTTCGCAAGCTGTGCATCCCGCCATTCAGCGATGATGTGCGTTTAATGCAAGAGCTGGTAGAATATTGCGAACAAGACGTGCGTACTATGCGCGCGGCATCTAAGGCGATGCGGGAACTGACAGATGAAGAGCTGGCAGATTATCATACTAATGAGCGCATCAATGATCGCGGCGTCTTGGTTGACGTACCTCTATGCCAAGCAGCGGTTCGATTCGCGGCTGATGAACTACAGGAAATCGAGCGCATCGTACGTGAGGTTACGAACGGCGAGATCACGTCAGTCCGAAGCCCTAAGATGCGACAATGGGTTCAAGATCGTGTTGGCCCCGCAGCCCTCAAGCTCATGGAACGCGACGACAAATATAGTATCGATAAGACGGCGCGTGCAAATCTATTGGCGATGGACGATCCTGAAGAAGTGCCGCCGGATGTTGCCGACGTTATACAGTGCGCTGATGATCTTTGGGCGTCTTCTGTAGCTAAATTTAAACGCCTATTTGATCTTGCAGGCGAAGATCACCGCGTACGAGGCGCGTTTGTATTTGCAGGCGGCAGCGCAACAGGTCGCGCGTCATCTTATGGCGCGCAGGTGCATAACTTTACGCGCGTCTGTGCAGAAGATCCCGACGCTGTACGCCATGCGATGGTGCGCGGTCATAAGATCGTCCCTAAGTTCGGCAAGCGCGTCACTGATGTGCTCAAGGGCATGTTACGTCCAGCGATGGTTCCGGCGCGGGGGCATCAATTCGTTGTCGCAGATTGGTCGTCTATAGAAGCCCGTGTTACTCCGTGGTTGTCCAACAACGGCGAAGAGAAGCTCGAATTATTTAGAGCTGGACAAGATGTGTATAAGTTCAACGCGTCAAAAACTTTTGGTTGTGCCATAGAAGATGTGACAAAAGACCAACGCCAAGTTGGTAAAGTTCAAGAGTTAGCTTGTGGCTTCGCCGGAGGCGTCGGCGCGTTTGCTGCGATGGGTCGCGTGTATGGCATTAACATGCCGGAAGACGAAGCCAGACGCATGGTAACTGCGTGGCGTATTGCAAACAAATGGTCAGTGCCGTTCTGGAATGACATCGAGTTGGCGTACACAAGAGCGCTGAGTCGTCAAGGCGAAATATTTGAAGCCGGTAAAATTAAATACTTGTTTCGTGGTCAGCATCTTTGGTATGCTTTACCTTCGGGGCGCGTTCTTTGCTATCCCTATGCGCGGTTCGAGGATGACGGCAGTATAACCTACGCCAAAGCATCTTGGAAACCAGCCGCAGACGCAAAGGAATGGCCTCGCGCGCGGCTATGGCGCGGGCTTGCATGTGAGAATGTAACCCAAGCAGTTGCGAATGATTTATTAAGGTACAGTTTAAAGCATTTAAATAATGTTGTGCTTCATGTGCACGACGAAATAGTTGTCGAATCAGATGAACCAGAAATAGCAAGGGAGGCTATGGTTCGTGTGATGACAACGCCGCCGGATTGGGCGGTTGGATTACCGCTTGCAGTAGAAGCTAATATTATGGGGCGATATGGAAAATAGAATCCTTGACTATGTAGTCGGACTTGCGGAAGCAGGCGAGACGCCGCTCATAGTGCGGCAAGTGCCAATTGTGCGTAATAACGTACATCTACAGCATTTAGATGGATCATATAAATATACTTGGCCCGCTTATCTTCCTACGCATAAGCGCAAGAAAGGCGAAGCTTGGTATATTAATACAGGTTCTTTTATTATCGAGCGCTTTAAAGACGGTAAGGTTAGCGCCGCGTCTGCCAATTGCGAATACGTGCTGTTTATGATGTTGGACGACATCGGCACGAAAAGCAAAACGCCGCCGCTTGATCCTACGTGGATAGTGGAGACAAGCCCAGATAATTTTCAATGGGTTTATGCATTCAGAGAACAACCAACAACAGGAGAATATTGTGCAGCTATTACAGCGCTGGCCGCAGCCGGTTATACCGATCCAGGCGCAACTAATGCTGTGCGTAATTGCCGTCTGCCTGGTTCAGTTAATTTAAAACCTGGGCGTGATGCGTTTGAGTGCAAAGAGATCTCTTTTAACCCAAAGCTAGACTACACGCTACAGGAGATATGCGACGCATGTGGCGTTATACCGTTAGAGGCAAACACAGCTACCTATCGATCCGTTAAAGTAGAAGATAACGGCGTTGATAATGTAATGACATGGCTCAACGAGCAAGGTCTTGTCTTATCGCGTCCTAATGCTGAAGGATGGATGGGCGTAGTCTGCCCTAACAATGCGGCGCATACAGACGGTCAGATCGAGGGTCGGTATAGACCGCTGGATCGTTCTTATTGCTGCATGCATGCCCACTGCGATCACATCAACAGCGAAGCGTTTCTCAAATGGGTCGCTGATAATGGTGGGCCGCGTGAGCATCAAGGCATCAGAGGCGAGCTTATCACTGCCGAATTTAAAGCGATGCATGATGCTATAAAGCCCAACGAGTTCTTTCCTGACGTAGCATCTGAGCGCGTCGCGCAGGTGGAGCGCGAAGAGGCCGGACGCGTTGAGCGCGGTGACTGGTATGAGCGCTTTGCGTATATCGTGGATGATGACGCATACTTTGATCTTACGACGCGCAATGAGATCTCGCGCAGTTCTTTCAATGCTATCTTCCGGCATATCAGTTGCGTGTCAGTGCATAACGCCAAGCGCCGCATCGAGGCATCTGTGTGCTTTGACGAGAATCGCCAGGAGCACAAGGCAAAACTATTGAAAGGTCTAACCTATGCGGCAGGCGAGAAAATCTTGGTGCATAAAGATAATGAAATCTATGGTAATCGATGGCGAGACGCTCGACCGATTTTCACCAGAACAAGCGGGGATATATCACGCTTTACTGCCCATTGTGAACGATTGGTACCTGATGAGGTTGAGCGAAACCATTGCTACGACGTTATGGCGTTTAAGCTCCAACACGCGGACGTTAAAATAAATCACGCTGTCTTGCATGGCGGCGATGAAGGCTCCGGCAAAGACACGATGTGGGCTCCGTTCATCTGGTCTGTCTGTGGCCCGAACAATCACAACAAGGGTATCATAGACAACGAGAGCCTTTCGTCGCAGTGGGGCTATCAGCTCGAGAGCGAGATCTTGATCCTCAACGAGCTGCGCGAACCAGAGGCCAAAGAGCGCCGCGCGTTAGCCAACAAGCTTAAGCCTATTATCGCTGCGCCGCCTGACATGCTGCCGATCAACCGCAAGGGTCTGCATCCATACAACATGCTCAACCGCGTTCTTGTGCTCGCCTTCACCAACGATCCGATTCCGATCTCTATCCCGTCGCAGGATCGTCGCTGGTTCTGCGTGTGGTCTACCGCGCCGCGCATGGCTCCAGACGAGGCCCGCGAGATGTGGGACTGGTATCATGCCGGTGGCTTCGAGGCGGTCGCCTCCTGGCTCTACGCGCGCGATGTTAGCCGCTTCAACCCTGCCGCCGCGCCGCCTATCACTGACTTCAAGCTCTCGCTCGTTGAGCACGGCATGTCTATGGCTGAGAGCTTCATCGTTGAGATGATCAGAGGCCGCAAGGGTGACTTCGCCCTGGGCGTTATCGCTGGGCCTTTCCATGAGATGTGCGGGCGCTTGAGCGTCCAAGCCGGCAATGGTGTTAAGGTGCCGCAAGCCGCGCTCCTGCATGCGCTCAAGGAGGCCGGCTGGGTAGACTGTGGTCGCCTGCATTCAGGTAAGTATCAGACCAAGCGCCACGTCTTTTGCGCGCCGAACATGTTTCAGCATAGCAAGTCAGATTTGCGTAATATGTGCGAACCAGCCCCAACCCCGAACCTACAGGTGGTCAAATGAAGCCAGGAGCTATGCATGCCCTTAAGGATCCATCACGCCTCACCAAGGCCGAAGAGAAAATTTATGAGCTTATGCAACAGGGTTTGACGGGTAAGGAGATAGCTGAGAGAATAGGGTCTGGAGGTGCGGGGGCTATGAACTGCCGCATCAAGGTTATACGTGAAAAGATTGCTGCGCGCCTTATGCCTACTGGTTAGGGTTACTTTTTTATGGCTGCTTTTCATTTGGTTCTTTATCGAGAGCCGAAAAAGGGTTGAGTAATGGCTGACGAAGTAAATGAACTACTCGGCAGGGTATCCAGAGAGCGCTATTCGAGCAAGAAAGCGCTCAAAGACCTGCTGGAGCCATCTTTTTTGGATGATCTTAACTTTATGTATCAATACAACTTCGTCCCGCGATACAACGCACTCGCCGCGCGCATGTTCGGGCCTGGGCCGTCCTACAGTGATCCGCTAACAAGCAGAGAACGGTCGCCTGTAGGCTTTATGGGCGACATGCCTACACAGGCCACCCCAGCCCAGCCGATGGCCCTGAACGCCTTCGTCTTTAATCCTATGCGCGCTTATCCGCGTTATTACACCGCAACTGAAACTTCTAACGAAGACGTTAAAGGCCCAAGCAAGTTTATGGAAGGTTTTAGCTATCTAGGCAATGACCGCCCATGGGGCTTTATGGATATGACCTCGGGGCGCTATCCAGGCTTTGTAAGATAAAAGCCCTCTAGCTATGGGGGCAGCTAGAGGGCAGGAGGCTTGCAATACGGCCAAGGGAGGAGGCCATGAGCCACACCCTAACGCATCACGATAAACGCTACAATACCTAAAATCGATAGCGTTAAAATCAAAACATCGTATCCATGTACTGGACGACTTCCGCTTCCGTCATGTCCTTACCTTTAGACCATTTAGTCCAAAATTGCCATAACGGCTTGTTTACAATCTCGCATGGCTCGTCGCGCGGGATATCGGGTATGGTGCATTGGAGCGCCTCGTATTGCTCTATAAAGTAGTCTTTCATTTTAGACATAGCAGCACCTCAATGATTGTTGTTACTAGGATCACAAAAGCTGATTCTTCGTTCTTCATATCTAATCCCGCTTATTATGGTTGTATGATCGCGTTTAAAAACACGCGCTATTTGTGTGTAGGTCTTGTCGGTTTCTTTATGCGCGCGATACATGGCCTTGCGACGTATGGCGCTGATCCGCACTGTGTGGTTATAAGAGATTAGTGTTTCATAGCTCACCCCTGCCGCTTTCGCTTCCTCCAATATTATCTGCTTTATTGTCTTCATGTCCGGCCTTCATGTTAAACGCAAAGTTAAGAGCGCTTGCCACTGTCGCCAATGCGCGCAAGTCTGCTTGTTGTACATATAGGCGCATGATCGGTGTTTCTTTTGCGTCGCACTTGTAGATAATGACGCAACTAGTCTTGTCGGTCTTTATGGGCTTTGCTTTCATGCGCCCAGGATGGTCGCAAAAAAGATCAAGGTGTAGCATTGCGCGCCTCGATCTCTCCCGCAATTAACTCGCGTCTTGTATCGTCACCCTCACCCTGTAACATCAGCTCGAGCGCTGGGGTTGATAGGCGATAGAGTAAGCATAGAAAGTCATACATGTTAGCCCCTCTCGATTAGGTAAAGTATGGTTATAATGGCGGCAGGTATCGCCAGGCTAACACTCGCCGCCAAGCCTATTAAATAAAGCGCTTGTTTCATTTATTTTTCTCTGCTTGTTCTATCAACTTCTCTATTGCGTCAGCCGCTTCGTTACATAATTTATTTATTTCGGCGGGATGTCGTCCTGGCACAACAAAACAGCTTTTTATTATAGATGTTACTAAGTCTTTAGCTCTTAACCGCGCTATAAGCTCTTTCATCAGTAATCGCTCCTATCCTCGCTTGCATCCTCTACACATGCGCTAAGTAAATGCTCATCATCAATGAGCGCGTCATGTATCAGTTTATAAAGCCAGTGGTCTTGTGATAGGTTGAGCGCTGGAACGTCTTTTTTATTGCTGTTTAATGTTATCGACGTGATATCGATATCAGTAATCCAGGGTTCAAAAATTCCAACATCAGGTTCCGCTTTTGCTATGTTATAGTCTACGTCAATCTCTCCTGCCGCCATAACAGAATAGTTTTTGATCAGTTCAAGCTCGTCAAAGCTATATGTGAACGTGTTTGTCTTTTTATGTCTCATAATTATTCCCCCTTTGGATTTACTAATTTAGCAATGCACCATTCACGCCCATAATCTAAATTTTCATCGGCATATGTGCACGCCTCGTCTTTAGACTCGAAAGGCCCATAGAATTGATAGCCATCTACTGGGTTACCATCTATAATTATATGCTGCGCCATCTTATCCCCCTTAGTCGTTCTCAGCCGATCTTTCCCAGTCATACCGCGCGCTATGTTGGCGCTCGGCTTCGTTGTCGTACTCTTCTTGCATAGTGTGTAAGGCATCGATTAGATGCCACGGCAAGGGCTCGGGTTGATTGTTTAATATCTTTATGAGCGCCTCGACCGCTTCGTGATTTAAAGATAGCTCGATCATGCCGCTTCCTCCTCATGCTCATCGATCAAATGTTGCGCAATCTCTGTCCAGTTAACATCAACAAGGAACGCCATTGCATATGAAAACGCCAAGCCCTCGGCGTTTCCTGTTTCGTGCTCTAAGATATCCTCGGCATGGTGTTTGAGCGCTTTGCCAAGATCATACGCATCCTCAAAAGACCCCTGCCACCATTCGCGCGGGTTAAACCCGTCGAATATCTCTAAATTGACGCGCCAAGTTGCATAGTTCGTCCAGCCATTGTAATCGCTCATTGTCATTCCCCTTTGTTGATTTGTGGCCGGCATTGCGCCGGCCCCAGTACTAAAGCGCCCAGGATGGCGGTAAATCATTCATACCTGTGAATTTGAGGCGCGTTGGCATTAACAAACCAAAGCCATCAACATCAGGGCCAAATGATATTAACGCTGCTGAGTAGCCATTATGATTAACGCAAGTCGGCGTTCCTTTGCCTAGCGCTTTTGCAACTTTGGCAAAGTCTCCAAGATATGTGAGATTGAATTGTGCCGTCTCATTATTTAATTCTTTTGGCACAATGCGCCGCCAATCGGGAAATGTGCCTTCAATAGGCGTGAAGATTATATTGCCTAATATATTGCCATTTAGCTCAACGGTTTCTTCTTTAGTCTTTAGCGCGTTGACGGTTTCAATAGGAATTATAATGTCTACTGGCGCACCGTCGTACGTCTCAGCTTGCCTAAATGCCGTCAGACGATGGCCGTCAGTGGCGACAATAAACACACCCTTACCACTGGCTTGAATAGCTACGCCTTTTAGATAATAGCGCGTCTCTTCCTTACTTGTGACAAGTGCAGCAGCTTTAAGATAGTTCACGTTAATTTTCATTTTACTTTCCCTTCATTAGGACAAATAGACAGTAGGACACTAACACAGTTTTTTTGTTAGTCAATAGGCTCTATTACCAGTGTGCTTCCGCGATGCAGGTTCACATAACGCAGGCCTATTTCGATGGCTTCCTCGCGCGTGGCGCATATGCCGCTCTCGACTAGCGCGTGATATCTATTTAATACTTGGAATGTATACATGACTTGTGTTCCTGGGTTGAGGGGGCGCTTGCGCGCCCCTTATTTTAGTATTGGCTCGAATGCGACGGCTAAGATTAGAAGGCCAACAAAAGCGCTCGAGACAGTGAAGAGAAGGTCTAAAAGCTTGGTCATTTTTGGTCATGTCCTTTCGTGATTCGATGATTAGACTTTAGCACAGTTTTTTTGTTAGTCAATAACTTTTTTGGCAAAAGCAAATTATTTTTGTTTGTTGGTCTTGTTTGGTCACGTTTTGGTTATTGTTTTGGGGTTGGATGACCCAAACGTAAACGACTAATATTGCGGGCTAAAGTGGCTTGTTTGGTCTTATTGGTCTTTTTTATATTAACTAGTTAAAAAAAAAATATTGTATACATATATATGTAGGTGTGTATACAATCCTCCATATTTGGCGCGATTTTTTTCCGATGACCAAAAGACCAAGATGACCATAAGCCCCCTCTCTGCTACGTCATTCTCTCCCCATGTCTACATTCAATATGCTAGCGTGAATGCAACCCCGCAACACATGACCAAAATGACCAAGGCCTGAATGTATACTTAGTTTATGTAAACATGTTGACATTTAATTCTCAAGGTTTAGTTGACATTCGATCCGCTTGGCCGGCAATCGACGGGGGGACTGGGCCTTGCGTGGTCTGGGAATATCTACGCAGGGATTGCACAAACTTTTTTTTATTTTAAAAATGTGTTACAAAAGATTCTATGTTTGAAAGCTTGCCATACGAGCCTCGTAAAATAGAGGCTACAGAAAAGAATCTCGAACTGATCTACGAGGCCGCGCGTAAAGGACTCAAAGGTGACGCGCTCGCGTTAGCTGCCGGCATGCTGCCGGTTGAGTATCGCCGGCTGGTGCAGTTCGATCCTATTGCTGAGTATGCGGAGATTAAAGGCCGCGCAGATGGCGAGATGGAGATGGCTGGCGTCTTACGCACAGCCGCGTTAAACGGCGACACTAAAGCGGCGCTCGACATACTAAAACATGTGCATAAGTGGACTGCACCACAGTCGATGCAGATCCAAGTCGAGCAACGCATATCTATCTTAGCGGCGCTTGAAGAAGCGCAGACCAGAGTTATCGAAGGGCAGGTATTGGATGCAAGTGCCGATTTACTCAGCGGAAGAAGAACAGAAGCTGATGGCGACGCTCTGGAGTCCAACGCTGAAGAACGACCCGCTGGCGTTCGTGCGTCTGGCCTTCCCGTGGAAGAAACCTGGGACACCGCTTGAGTTCTTCGACGGCCCGCGCCAATGGCAGCGCGAGGTTCTGATCGAGCTGCGCGAGCACATTAAGGCTAACAACGGTAAGATAGACTTTGAGACGCTACGGCTGGCGGTATCATCGGGGCGCGGTATCGGTAAGTCAGCCCTTGTGTCATGGCTGACGATCTGGATGCTGACGACAAGAATAGGTTCTACCACGATAGTGTCTGCTAACTCAGAGGCGCAGCTCCGTAGCGTCACCTGGGCTGAGATTACCAAGTGGCTGAGTATGTCAATACACAGTCACTGGTTCGAGGTCAGCGCAACGCGAGTGCTACCGGCGAAGTGGATAGCGGAGTTAGTAGAGAAAGACCTGAAACTCGGAACGCGCTATTGGGGCGTAGAAGGGCGGTTGTGGAGTGCAGAGAATCCTGACGCATATGCTGGCGTGCATAACTTCGCGGGTGTCATGCTGGTATTCGATGAGGCGAGCGGAATTGATGATAGTATCTGGTCAGTTGCAGCGGGCTTTTTTACGGAAAATACCCCTAATCGCTTTTGGTTGTGCTTCAGCAACCCCCGTCGTAACTCTGGTTACTTTTATGAGTGTTTTAACTCCAAGCGAGACTTTTGGCGAAATAAAATTGTCGATGCCCGCTCCGTCGAAGGCACGGATAAGGCCGTCTACCAACAGATCATTGACGAGTATGGCCCCGACTCAAGCGCAGCCCACGTCGAGGTCTACGGTCAGTTCCCCAACGCCAGCGACGACCAGTTCATCGGAAACGCGCTGGTTGACGAGGCAATGGAACGTCCCGCTATATCCGACCAGTCCGCGCCCATCGTGGTCGGAGTGGATCCAGCACGCTTTGGTGCCGACGCCACCGTCATCGCCATAAGGCAGGGCCGCGACATACTGAGCATCCGACGA